ATGACATTTCCGCACAGATTCACCGCAAGACTCTGCGGGGTGGTGCTAACTTTGTTGTCTGCGGACCCGAAGTTGCCAACCTCCTTGAGTTCACGGCTGGATTCCGTGCTTCTGTCACTAATGATGATGAGAAGGGTTCCATTGGCGCTGTCAAGGTGGGATCACTTTCCAAGAAGTTTGACGTTATTGTTGACCCATACTTCCTGCGGAACGTGGTTCTCGTCGGACGTCGCGGATCCTCTTTCCTTGAAAGCGGATATGTGTACGCACCGTATGTGCCACTGCAGACCACACCCACCATCTTTGGCCCCGAAGACTTCGTGCCCCGCAAGGGCGTGATGACTCGTTACGCCAAGAAGATGGTCCGGCCCGATATGTACGGCATCGTCATCGTGCGCGGACTCTTGGGTGAGTCAGGTGAATAATCAGTAGATTAATCATCCCCCACAACAGAGCCCCTGTCGCAGTTTCGTGGCAGGGGTTTTGTTTTTGGAGATCAAACCAAAAAGTCGATTTGCCAATTTTTTTCACCAGGAAATTTTTGAGATTTTCGTTTTATGAATAGTTGCAGGCGCCTTTGCTTATGAACAACTAATTAATGTAGCAGAGGAATCCTTTTATGCCCACAGCCCTTGATCCTATTTCAACAACCAGCGCAATTGTGCTTACTTCAACGGGAAGTGCTACCAAAGTAACCGGCTCGCTGCCCTTTGGGGCCTACACCTCGTCAGCCGAATTTATTACCGGGGCTGTGGCTCAAGTGGCTTTTGTATATAAGAAACTAGGAGGAGATGTAGTTGACATCGAGTTGACGCCTTCTAACGTTTATGCGGCTTATGAAGAAGCAGTATTAGAATACTCTTATATCCTTAATCTCCATCAAGGTAAGAATACTTTAGGCAGCATGCTGGGAAGTACGACGGGCACTTTCAACCATTTAGGGGATCTTACCGCAAGTCCTTTATCATCGAGCTTGAGCGGCACCCACGTAGCCCTCAAATATCCAAAATTCAAATTTCAAAGCGCTCGTACTGTAGGAGATGGCGTTGCCGCCTATGGGGGCGTAGGAGGGGATGTTCGACATTATTCGGCCTCCTTTAAACCTACGCAGGACGTACAAGATTATGATATTCGCCAAATTATTGTGGATGCTTCAGATAGCGGCACCGACGAGGCAGGCAATGCTGTCGATTACGGCGGCAAAGTTAATAATAAGCGGATTAATGTCACTAAAGTTTTTTTCCGCTCTCCTAGGGCAATGTGGCGCTTCTATGGGTACTATGGCGGTGTAGGTGTCGTTGGTAATTACTCGACTTACGGTCAATTTGCTGATGACTCCACATTTGAGATTATTCCTACATGGCAGAACAAATTACAGGCTATCATGTACGAGGATTCCATTCGGACTCGAACCTCCAATTATTCTTATGAATTGATTGACGGCAGATTACGATTATTCCCCACACCCAGCTATTGGGGCCTGAGCGAAATGGATCGCATTTGGGTGCAGTTTTATGTAGAAGATAGTCCATGGGAAGGTCGCAGTGGCGCCTCTGGAAGTGCAGACGGGATTAATAATGTCAATACCCTTCCATTTGGGAATATTCCTTATGAAAACATTAATGCTATTGGAAAGCAGTGGATTCGCAAGTATGCGTTAGCTCTGTGCAAGGAGATGTTGGGTCAAATCCGGGGCAAATTCACCACGATACCGATTCCCGGCGAAACGGTAACACTTAATTTCAGCGACTTGCTTTCACAAGCTAAAGAAGAACAAACAGCCCTCAAAGATAAGCTCAGAGAGCTTCTTAAAGAAATGGAGTATGTGCAACTCACGAAAGATGATTCGGAACGCGCCACCGCCGCGGCCGAGACGATGAAATTCTCCCCGTTGCCCATATTTGTGGGATAAACCATGTCTGACAATGAATGGAAACGACCACCCGCACCGCCCCCGCCTCTTTTCTTAGGGAAAAAAGAGCGAGATCTAGTAAAACAGGTTAATGATGAGTTAATTGAAAAAGTCATCGGCCAACAAATTTTGTATTATCCCATTGATTTAGAAACTACCAATTTTCATGAATTATATGGCGAAGCCCCTGACAAAACCTATTTGCCTCCTGTTCGCGTATACGCACTAGTAGAATTTACGGACTATGTTACTGAATATATGGAAAACATGGGAATTGATAAGTCCTGGGAAATTGTGGTTCACTTCCAGCGTAGAAGGTTGACTGAAGATCAGGATTTGTATGTCCGTGAAGGGGATTTTGTATTATATGGCGATTTTTTCTATGAAATCGTAAAGCTGTCGGAGCCCAAGAAGCTTTTTGGTCAAGTAGAACACAGCTTTGAAATTACGGCTACTTGCAAGAGAGCTAGAAAGGGACTATTCGATGCTACCTGATAATTTTGATTTTGCGATGTTGCCCGTAGGCACTGAACGCACCGTAGGCCTTAAAGAAATCGGAATGCTGGCCTCTACTCTAGAGAATATTGATTATTCCCTGGTGTCGTGGGTAAAAGAAGATTTGAAATTGGGAACCCGTACTAATGAAGGCTTTGTAACTACTCCTGTGCTGTGGCAGACGCCCGAACGAGCGTATCAGATTAAGCACAAAAAAGATTTAAGAGATCATGCCGGGGCTTTAAAGCTCCCGCTCATTAGTGTGGAACGCACAGCAGTTGTGAAAGATCCCCAGAAAAAAGGCTCCTTTCAGGCGCATTATTATTCTAAAAACAAAAACGGGAGATCAGGAAGGTTTATTATTGCCAAGCGCATTGTTCCCGATAAAACTCGGAATTTTGCTATTGCTAGCGGGGTTCGTGAACGGGCCCGCTCTAATCCTCCTGAATCCAAAAGACAGCTTTTTTATCCGAGAAAAAACCACAAAATCGTTATCCAAACCTTATCGGTGCCTATCCCAGTATACGTTAATATTGATTACAAGATTGTACTTAAAACCGAATACCAACAACAGATGAATGATTTAGTAGCTCCCTTTATCGCACGAACAGGGCAAATTAATTCGTTTGTAATGCGCCGCAACGGTCATTTATATGAGGCATTCATCGATCAAAGCTTTACTCAGAGCAACAACATTAGCAATCTCGGCGAAGATATGCGCATGTTTACGACGGAAATTACTATTAAAGTTTTAGGGTATTTGATGGGTGAAGGAGAAAACGAAGATCGCCCCATTGTGAGAATAGACGAAAACACCGTCGAATTTCAATTTCCATCCGAAAGAGTGGTCCCAGGAGGCAACATTCCGTTCTTCGGAGAGAGTTCCTGAAGTGAACCGGCTTTTTTCTGTTTAGTTCAGGACCTTTTTCCGCTTTTTGAAAATAGAAATACTATTTAGTTTATGATTGCAATATGATATAATGTCATACTCATAGAAGAGGAACCAAGCAACATGTCAGTGAAAAACTTTAAATTTGTCTCCCCCGGTGTTTTTATTAATGAAATTGATAACTCTTTCATTCCTAAGAACCCCCAAGCGATTGGCCCCGTAGTAATCGGCCGAGCGTCTCGTGGTCTTGCCATGCAGCCTGTTCAGGTTTCATCCTACGCAGACTTCGTTGAAATGTTTGGAGACACTGTACCCGGTCGAGCGGGCGGCGATATCTATCGTAATGGCAACCTTCAGTCCCCGATGTACGGAACCTACGCAGCCAAAGCATTCTTAAATGCAGACGTGGCTCCTCTTACTTATATTCGTCTTTTAGGACAGCAGACAAGTGTCGGCAGCAGCGCTGGCAATGCAGCAGCAGCAGGCTGGAAGACCACTAACAACATGGCAAACCTAGGTAAAACTAGCGGCCAATTTGGCGGCGGATCCGCAGTCTCTGCCGGCGGCGCTTTTGGTCTTTGGGTATTCCCCTCTGGGAGCGGCGCACATCTTGTGGATCCACCGGCTCAGATCGCCAATCCTGGTCAATGTGGTGGCATCTCTGCCCGCCAACCCGGCGCCGGAGTTTTGGCCGCTATTTTCTATATGAACAGTGGCTCTCTAGTCCTTTCCGGAGCAGTACGAGGCGATGAAGGACTCGTATCTTCTGGAAGCACCATGTGTGTGGGAACGGACAGCAACAAGCTTTTTACGATTGTCTATACAGATTCAAGTGATGTAGATCACAAAGTAAAATTTGGATTTGACGACGATTCCGAAACATTTATCCGCAAGCGGTTTAATACCAATCCCCAATTGTTAAACACTTCTGGAACCTTTTATCCTCTTCAGGATCACGTATTTCTCGGTGGAAGCTTTGAAAATACCCTCCGAAACTATCACGTTTCTGGATCTTCTCTGATCGGACAAGCAATGCAGGGTGCGATTTATGGAATCGCTCTGAGTGGCACGGTGTCAACTGGCCCTCACAATATGAAATCGCAAGCTTCCCGCGAAGCGGTGGCCGGTTGGTTTATCGGACAAGATCTCGGTGGCAATCCTGGTACATATAAGCCAGCCCAAATGACCAAGCTTTTCCGCCTTAAGGGGCGCGGCCATGGCGAATGGCTCAATAAGCACGCCAAAGTGTCTATTGAAAAGGTACGTCAGTCTAACAGTACGACAACTCAATATGGTACATTTTCGGTTGTAATTAGATCTCTGTTGGATACAGACAACAATGTTGTTGTTTTAGAGCGATTTGATAATTGTAGCCTCGATCCCACTTCCCCCAATTATGTAGCACGCATTATTGGCGATAAGTATTTGTCCTGGGATCAGAATGAAAGACGCCTTAAGCAATATGGCGAGTATCCCAATGAGTCAAAGTTTGTATATGTGGAGATGAACGAAGACGTCGACGCCGGCGCCTCTGATCCTCTCCTTTTGCCCTTTGGCTATTTTGGCCCCCCCAACTTCCAGCCTATTCTATCGGGTTCAGGCAACGGGGCGAGCGCGCCAACTGGCAAGTTCGTAATTATGTCAGGCGGCATTAGTAATGCCCCCAGTATTGCATGGCAGACGCCTGGAGCAGGTTTCTCTTCGGCCAAAAACGTTGGAGCTTTCTTAACTGGTGCCAACATCCCGCGGGCCAGCGACTATTCTGGTTTGACCGCATCGCTGTACTTCCCAGTCGACCGACTGCGCCTATCAGCATCAGATGGTGGTCTTTCTAATCCAACAAATGCATATTTCGGATTCTCCGTAACACGCACTTCTGGAAGCACGCGTCCAGATCCGAGTGTTGCTGATTGGCACAGACTACTTTATTCTGGTTTTCCTGGCGACCCAGTTTCGGGCCAAACCCCCACCAAGCAAGCTGCAACCGGTGTTGACGCATGGTCTTATGTGTTCTCACTGGATGACGTGCGCATAGACGGCAATGGTCGCTATTATTATGAATCAGGATCCCGCGCAGCATCCTTATCTGCAACAACGTCATCGTATGAGAATCTGCTAAACCAAGAGTATAACCGCTTTACTGCGCCATTCTGGGGTGGTTTTGATGGATTTGATATCCAAAAGCCCGATCCCCTCTATAATAAAGGTATGGGTACAAATGTAACCGAGGATACTAGCTATGTGTATCATACTTATGCCCAGGCTATTGACACAGTGTCGGACCCCGAGTTTATTGATATGAACTTGCTGTCTACACCGGGACTCACTCACACTTCCTTAACAGGGCGTATGATTGATGTCTGTGAAGACCGTGCAGATGCATTGGCAGTCATTGATTTGCCAGACGTATATATCCCCTCAGCAGAGGCGTATTATAATAGCAAGAATCAGCGAATTGGAACGACACCCGTACAATCTGCAACTAATTTGCGCAATAGAAGGATTGACTCCAGTTATGGTTGTACTTTCTATCCTTGGGTGCAAACCCGCGATGCTGCAAGTGGACGACTCCTCTGGATTCCGCCCTCTGTAGCAATGCTGGGTGTTCTCGCTAGCTCGCAAAAGGCTTCCGAACTTTGGTTCGCGCCCGCGGGCTTTAATAGAGGTGGTCTGAGTGATGGTGCTGCTGGCATCCCCATTACCGCTGTCACAGAAAGATTAACCTCTAAGAATCGCGACACTCTGTATGAGTCTCGCATCAACCCAATTGCCTCCTTCCCCTCTAGTGGAATTGTGGTCTTTGGGCAGAAAACTCTGCAAGAACGCCAATCGGCTCTTGATAGAATCAACGTGCGAAGGCTCGTTATCTACTTGAAGAAGCAGATCTCTATCCTTGCCACACAAATTCTTTTCGAACAAAATGTGCAAGCTACTTGGAATCGTTTCAAGTCTCTGATTGAGCCTTTGTTGGCCAACACTAAGGTTAACTTCGGAATTACTGATTATAGGCTAATCTTGGATGAGACTACAACGACCCCCGATTTGATTGACCAAAACATTTTGTATGCTAAGATTATGGTGAAGCCCGCAAGAGCTATCGAATATATCGCAATTGACTTCGTGATTGCTTCGACCGGCGCTTCATTCGACGACTAAAAGATATGAAAGAAATTTTACACCACATACTATATAAAAATAGAAACAGGAGTTCCAACTAATGCCATTCTGGTCAACCGATTTCGGTGCTGATACCGAATTAAAAGATCCCAAAAGAAAATTTAGATTTAAAGTCGAATTTCATGGGATTCAATCCTCACAAGGTGCTGGAGGTGCTCTCTTGTGGTATGCTAAATCCGTAGCAAAACCTTCTTTTCAAATTGCAGCCGCCGAACACAAATATCTTAATCATACTTTTTATTATCCCGGCTCTGTTACATGGCAGGATGTTTCCCTAACCCTGGTAGATCCGGTTAACCCAGACATGACAGCAACGCTGGCAGATATCATTGAGTTATCGGGATATTCCATTCCTACGACAGCCAACTCGCTCAATACAATGTCAAAGGCTTCAGCAGCCGGCGCACTTGGAAGTGTGATGATTACTCAAATTGATTCTAAGGGAGAGCCGTTGGAAACCTGGACGTTGTGGAACGCTTTTATCATTAACTTGAAGTTTGGAGATCTTGCATATGGCGAAGACGATTTAACTGAACTTACCGTAGATTTGAAATATGATTGGGCAAGCGTTGTGACGAGCAATGGCGGTGGATCTGCAGCAGTTAAAGGCGGCGGTGATGGACCCTTCTTTAACGTCTAACCTACGAACTATAGCGACAAATAAATTACGAGAGGTGTATATTGTCACGAAATAAAAACCGCGTTGGGGGCGCCGCAACACAAGCAGCGAGCCCCCCACCCACAGTACTTCAAGAAGAGGCCCCAAATAGCGGGTTTTCTTTCGTTGTACCTACTGAATTTGTAGAACTCCCATCTAAAGGGCGCTTCTACGCCGAAGATCATCCTTTACATGGAGAAGAAAGCATAGAGATTAAGCAAATGACCGCTAAAGAAGAGGACATGCTTACATCTGCTACGTTGCTCCGCAAAGGGGTGGCTTTAGATCGAGTAATCCGCAGTTTGATTGTGGATAAACGAATCAACCCCGATAATCTATTGGTGGGAGATCGCAATGCTATTATTCTGTGCGCTAGAGTATCAGGATATGGGAACGAATACGATACAAAAGTAAGTTGTCCTGCCTGCGGCACCACTACAGAATATAGTTTTGATTTAAATGAGGTGTCCCTTTATACTGGCGCCGACTTGGCAGAGCGAGATATCATAGACAATCAAAACGGAACCTTTGATGTTGTGCTGCCACGAACTAATGTGACGGCTACTTTTCGGCTCTTAACCGGAGCAGATGAAAAGAGCTTCACTAATGCTGTACAGGCAGATCGCAAGAAAAAGAGCTACGAAAAAAATGTTACTCGACAATTGAGCAACATGGTCGTAGCAGTGAATAATGATGATTCTGCTGAAGCAATTCAATATCTTGTTGACAACATTCCTTCAATAGATTCGCGCCGCTTGCGCTTGGCTTATCGTACCGCATCCCCGAATGTCGATCTCACCCAATATTATGTCTGTGACGAGTGTAATTATGAAGCGGACATGGAGGTTCCGCTGTCTGCGGACTTTTTTTGGCCTGACCGATAATTACATGGAGCATATCTATGAGCAGTTCTTCTTTCTCAAATATTGGGGAGGATGGGCTTTCTCAGAAGCTTATAATTTGCCCGTAGGTTTGCGAGAATGGTTTGTAAAGCGTCTTATTAAGCAGATCGAGGACGAGAACGAAGCGCAAGAACGCGCCTCCAAGGGACAGGGAGGGGGTGTTCAAACACTCGGATCTCATAATCAACCCTCTATGCCCTCACACATGATGAACATGAATAGCTCCGACAAATCATAATTTAGCCTTTTTCGTTAGGAAACTATTTATTGTGGGCACTTTATATTTGCCCCCCTTTAAGAGAGCATTATAGTGGCTATTACCCCAGAAGAACTCGCCCTACTAGAAGAGCAAATTCGTCTTCTCGGAGAGAAGAAATCTTTGGATGACGAATTCACCGCCTCGGACGAGGTGACTCTCCAAAGCCTCCAACAGCGCCTCGCCACCGAGCGCGCCTCCGTTGCGTCTTTACAGACGCGCGTGGCCACGTTGAAGGAGGAGCGCGCTGAACTAGAACGCGCTATGGGAATCGAAGAGAACAGATATGTCCAGCAGCAACAAAGAAAGATGCTGCAGGAAAATCTCTTAGAGCTAAGTAGAGCCGAAGTCCGGGAGATAGAAGCAAAAATAAAAGCGGGAGAGGAACTGGCCCCCCAGGATATTGCGCGCCTAAAGGCGGCAAAGGCCAACCTTAAAGTTGACGAAGAGCGCAATAAAGCTTTAGAAGACGCCGTAGCCCTAGGAACACAGATGGGATCCGCCATGGCGCTGTATGGGCAGCACACAGTTGTCAATGTAGGCAATCTTAAAAAGCTTGCCAGTGGCCTAAGAGCGCCGGTACAATTTCTAGATAGTTTAAGTACCGGACTATTTGTAGGGATTATTGATACCATTATTAACCTTGGGTTTGCGGTGGATGAGATGGAATCTTCCTTCCGACAGGCAACAGGAGCCTCCGAAAAATTCACACGCAACTTAACTAAGACTTGGGATATGACGCGTCAATATGGCGTAACGGCAGAAGAAGCCGGCGCCGCCAACGCAGCCCTTTTCAACACTTTCACTGATTTTACCCTGCAGACCCCAGCGGTCCAACGAGAAGTCGCCCGCACCACCCAGATTCTTGGTGAGTTCGGAGTATCAGTAAGTGATGTAGCGAAAGGGATTCAGATTTCTACCAAGGCTTTTGGCCAAACAGCCGAGGGCGCAGCCAAAACTGCCTTAGAAATCAACGCTTTAGCACAAGATCTCGGCGTTGCCCCACAGAAACTAGCTGCAGATTTTGCTAGCGTCGGTGGCCAACTCGCTAAAATGGGAGACAATGGTACCCGAGCCTTTAAAGACTTGGCGATGAGAGCAAAGGCTACTGGTCTTGAAATTGGTAAACTCCTTCAGATGACTGAAAAGTTTGATACGTTTGAAGGCGCAGCTACTCAAGCTGGAAAGCTTAATGCTGCATTGGGTGGCAATTTTGTGAATGCTATGGATCTTCTGACAGAAACAGATCCAGCCGCTAGATTTGATATGATTCGAGACGCCATTACAAACGCTGGCTTGTCTTTTGATGATATGTCATATTACCAACGCAAATACTATGCAGAAGCTGCCGGATTAGACAACGTTAATGATTTGGCGATGATGCTCTCTGGAAATTATGATAATTTAACGGGGGCTGTCGGGCAAACAAGTGCCCAGATTGCAGATCAGCAAAAAAAAGCGGCTGATATGAAAACCGCGCTCGAAGAGCTTAAAAACGCCCTTCTTCCCTTAATCCCCATTTTTACAGGCCTTGTAGACTGGATTTCCAAGATGGCCAAGGCGATCCAGAATAATATGACGTGGATTAAGCCTCTAATTACGACTCTGGGGAAACTGTGGGCTGCTATTAAAATAGGCAAGTTTCTCCTGGGATCCTACGGGGTTGTCGTGGGTCTATTTGGGAAATCAGCCGCTGGGGCTGCAGCCTCCTCCACCACAGCAGGCCACGCTATCACACGGCTGGGAGTAGGCATTGGCCGCGGGGGCGTTGCCGCCGCTAAGGGGGCGGTTGGGTGGTTGGCTTTTGGTGTCGCAATCGTTTTGATCGGCACTGGTATCGCCATCGCAGCCGTAGGACTAGCCAATCTAGTTCTATCGTTTGCAGGCCTTGGAGCCGCTGCAAAGCCGGCTGCAGTCGCAGTTGCTGCCTTTACAATCGCATTTGCGATCATGATAGCAGCGATGGTATTTGGCGCACCCGGTATTGCAACTGCAGGCGCCAACATTTTATGGCTCGCTGCAGCAGTGGGCGCCCTAGGGTTAGCGTTGGTCGTGGTGGGGGGCGCCTGGAAGCTCATGTCCGGATTGTTTGGAAAGGGAAAGGACGACACCGCCAAATATGGCGCCATGAGCGAGGCGACTGATAAGATGGCGCAAAAGAAAGATGCAATGAACAGCATTGCTACGTCGTTCGAGAAAATTGCCGCGGCATTGGTGCTTGGTGCTTCGCAGACAGGCGCATGGCGCAAGCTGTTTAAATCTATGGGAGATGTATCTCTCAATTTGGGAAGTACTAGTGTCACCACAGGCGCAGTGAACACCGCAAATGCCTCGATGCCCGGATCTATCGCTATGATCAATATGGGCGGCGCCATGCCTGCGCCTGAAGAGCCCGTAGCCCCCGGCACCCCCAGAGGCGCCATACCTCCGCCTGAAGAGCCCGTAACCCCCGGCACCCCCACGACTACGGCGCCGACGCCTCCCCCACGGCCCGGGCCAGGAGCAGCAACCACGGCCACCACCACTCCTGGCGGAACCACTACTGTAGTTCCCCAACAGACTGAGATTGTTCAGCCTCGATATACTGTGCCATTAACTTTGATGATTGATGGAGATAAATTTAAAGAGAAAGTACTTACTATTGTAAACGGCAGATTGAGCGAAATGGCGCTTGAATAATATAGCGGGAGAATATTATGGCGAAGGGAAATGAGAAGTTTAATGTAAATAAGATGAATGGAGGAGGCCCTCTTCCTTCCTTTGTCGACGCTTCCGATGCTTTAGCCAACCAGAAACGTATTATTACGTTTTATCACATTAATTCAGATCATTATGTAGCCTTCAAAGCTTTTATAATAGCGTTTACCGACACATATAGCAGCGATTGGGCATCGGAGCAAGTGTATGGTCGCAATGATCCTATTTACATGTTTAAGAATACCACACGCAAAATATCATTAACATTTAAAGTCCCCGCAGCCACAATAGGCGAGAGCTATGAGAACTTGGGAAGGGTTCAAAAATTATTGCAATTCTTATATCCTAACTATAGTGGGCTTAGACCCCGAGACTATAGCCCGAGCACCGAATCGTGGAATGATGTTCCAGGAATGGCACATGCCAACACAATTTCAGGGGCCCCCCTTGTGCGCCTTCAAGTCATGAACTTGGCACGCAGGAGAGAAAATGGACAAGAGGATAGGTTTGCGCGCGCAGGCACCGGGCTTCCCAGCGCTGCCGAAACCGAGGCCTGGGGCGAAAGCTTCGGCCAACCCGGCTTGGGGGCCTTGCGCACGGGCATAGAGAAAACACGACGCGACCAACTCGATGCGATGCCTTCTCTTCCCGAAGATGGACTTTTGGGAGCCATTGGAAACGTTAATGTTAATCACAATTTAGAAGGAGAGGACGGGGTATTTGAACAAAAGGGCGGAGCTATCTTACCCAAGATGATTGAAGTCACAATCGACTTTAGCCCCATCCACGAATCTCATCTCGGCTGGTTCGAAGACGGCACTTTCGGCAGCGATGCCTTCCCTTACGGCGCAATCCCTGATCCAGACTATTATCAAGCTCACGGCTATTCCGCCGCCGAAGCCGACGCAGGAGGAACCGCTATTATGGACGACGAAGAACTCCCAGTGGACGCCACGGATGCGGCGGCAGAAGCGCCAGATCCACCCCCCCCAAATGAAACGACGCCATCCGATGCTAGTACGGCGTTGGCTGCAGCCGCCGAAATTGGTTATAACGCAGAAATGGACTTTACGGACACAGAGAGTTGGCAGGACCGGAGACGAGAAATGATGCTCTACTATAAGGCCCAGGTAGAAGCAGCCACTGGAATTTCCCCTGTTGGCGAAGCATACGAGCAAATCCAGGATGTCGTTGCCGCTGAAATAGAACGCGAAAAAGCCGCTTTTCATGCGAACCCTGAGTCGAGCTTCTGGGAGGTCTAATGCCAACACGATATTCAACAACCACAATTCTAACAAATGCGAGCGATTATTATTCTCCTCTGAGAAAAGAGCGCGGAGTAAAACGGATTCGCCAATATGCCACCCCCAAGATCTACCATCCCAGCGTTGGTGAAAGAAGCCGCATTGCCTCCAACAAGCACATTTGGAAAAACACAGATCGCCTTTCCAACTTGGCATATGACCAATATGGAGACGTAAGATATTGGTGGGTAATCGCATGGTACAATGGGTACCCCACTGAAGCTCACCTGTTTCCTGGTGCAATCATTTATATTCCGTTGACGCTCGCAGATGCGCTCAACGTATTGAAGGTCTAAATTTATGGCGAAAATTGGCTCACGCAACACTTATATTACTGATGCTGCATCCAACCTAGGTTATGAGTTCGGCGCCGCCGGCAGAGGCAGCCAGAACATCTACCTAGCTGGCGATGCTACTTTTGCCGTCCCGGAATTTGATAGAGATTTTTGTTTTGATTTTATAGATCCTGAGACAGGAAACTTTTATCCTGGAATGAGCGACGGCAGTTCTCTGGAGCCCGACGCCGAAGACAGCGTGGCCCGCGCGATGCGCGCCACTAAAGTTCGAGACGCTTATGCCAAATTCTATGTAGAATTTCCGAAAGCTATGCAGGCTGTCCATAACGGCATTCTGATGAATGAAGAGCGATGGAATCAAGCTTTTGCCAATTTAACTATCACCAACACTCCCGCGCGCCCTCATCACGGCACAAGCTTCCTCGAATATCATCCCGACTTTCTAGTACAGTTTAATGCCACCGAAGCAGATTCTGCGGCAACCCTGCGCGCACGATTATGGAGAGATCCAAAAGCTACGCAGCATTATGCCGATGAAAAATCTTATGGAGAAGGCCGCAGTAATCTTCCAATTTTAACAGGAGTGGGTTCGGCGCTTGAAAATGAATTTGCGGCCGGCGAGGTATATCACCCTCGCATGGTAGGGGGAGTCGACCCGGCCGGATATAGAGCTAATATACTCGCCCACCAGCAGCAAGTCCAAGAGTCTGGCGGCGAGGGCGCCCTCGCGGGCATGGGACACGATGTGTTCGGAGGCTATAGAAGAGGAGGGTCATACATATATAAACTCATCTCGTGCAACGATGGAGAAACCCTGTTAGATTATGCAATGAAAGTCTATCAGGAGTGGATTTATTGGCGCGCCTTATACCTAGAGCAAGAAGAAAACCAACACGATCAAATCGATTGGAACACCGTGCGCAAATGTATGGAAGACCCCGAATCCATGCACCGAGCTTTTACTTCGGACTGCTTGAGCGATCTGACGGCAGAAGTGGAGAGAGAACGCCAGTCGAATTTTGACGACGCAGCAGTGCGCCGAGATATTGCTTTGGGTATTGTTCAGAAAGCTGCCTTTCAAGAACAATGTTTTCTTTTATCCAAAATCTTTCCTCTCGTAGCTTATAAAAAAGATTCTTTGGATGCTTCCGAAGGAAAACGGTTACCTTATGTTCATGGGAATGAATTTTATAAAGTGCCCGATGGCCCCGGTGTTGGGTGCTTGACGTTTCAAACTCCATATCCTGGCAATGCGTCATTGCAAATAGATGGGTCAAGTTTTGGATTTATGAATCTCATGACTACTGATCCCGCTATATTTCCTTTCTTTCAAGCGCACCACTCTCAACTTTCCATGCTGCAACCCATGATGAGATTTTTTAAAGTAACCGAGAAAATAGTAGATGGAGAAGAAAAACTATCCGAAAAAGAAATTAACTTTGATGCCTTCGAACGCAATTTCCCTCTGCCTTTTTCTCCACAACAAATGCTCATGTCATCTACGCAACGCGGAGTGGGAGCAGGCGTTAAAAGCTTTAATTTTACATATGATGGAAGCAATCCTTTCGCAGCCAAGAAAAGCATTAAAGCAAAATTGGTAATTTTTGCTAATAGTTTTGATGAACTTATGAAATGCCGTGGCAATTGTGACAGCGATGATCCTTCCGAAGGTTATAGATATATTGACCTAGCCTTAAAGACAGGAGGTCCACGTATCGGTCAAACCGAAGGAAGCACCTCCGGCCGCGCCAGTGGACAAACTGGGGAGGATCCCCTCGCCTGTATTCCCACTAACAGTGGTTTATCAGATGATCATCAGCAACAGAACACGACTACCAATGAAGATGCCCTAGATAAATTAAACTTTCGACTGAAAGCTGTAGTAGGCTATGCTCCACCCCCCAATTTATCTACAGACTATGGAAGTGGCAAGACAAGTCTCAGCCGTCTTACTGCCGATTTCGACTTTTATGGAATTGAAAACCGCGGTAATCGCATAGGCAATTTGGCCGCAGACTTTCAAGGCACCACAGCGACACAACGATATAATAGTATCCGCGCGGCAGTCGATAGTAGTTTTGTAACGTTGAACTTAACCCCTACTACTCATGATTTTAAATTTGATGATATGGGGAGAGTGACTTTTACTATTAATTATTTAGCATATGTAGAAGATTTCTTTGATCAACGACATTTTAATATCTTCAGCAATCTTGAAATTGCTAAGTTCATGTTAATAAGACGCATGAGATTTGACAAGTTAAAGAAAATATGCAATAATGAAGAAATCAACGATCTTAAAGAAAAAGAAAAAGGCGAAGTTGGTCAAAATAAACTTTCTAATTTGAAATCTTTAACTCAAAATTTGTTTGAGGCTGGAAAGGTACAGTTTTATAATATTAGCTATAATCAATTGAGGGACTGGACAAGTGAGGGCCCTTATGCTAATTTAGGATCGAGTATTAATATCAGTTCTGGCAGCCCAAAAGCCATCCGCGATGTAGCCACTAGAATTGAACAAGATGTTAATGCTCAATTGGCAAGCGGGGGGGACGGAGCAGGGCGAGAGGCTGAATTATCCAAGAGGCTTTTTAGTAAATATGTAAATGACATCAATGAGCAAGCGGTACCGTTTTTTTATGTATGTGATTTGTTAGACACTATTCTAGCAGGAATTGATGCATATTTAAGTGAAAATGGGATGCAAAATATGATTGATGAGATAAATGCCCCCAACGCACCGGTAGCCGACCGTATAGCTGAAATAACCGAATGCGATAAAGAGTATGAAAAGTATAAACTGAGAAAATTTGCTGATGAATATAAAAGATTTAGGGCGGTGCTGGGTCCTGTAGAAATTGTGAATCCTATTAACATCAGTCAATCACAGTTTGTTAATTTGGGTGATTTGCCAATCTCTATTAAATATTTTAATGAATGGCTTACATCTAAGCTGTTGAAGAAGGACCGAGCCGTGTACACCCTTCCTCGATTCTTAAATGATTTTTTTAATCACCTCATAAGAAATTTTCTCAACAATGATACCTGCTTTAATTATAACATTAAGCAAAAAATTAAACTTAATCAGGCTGCCGTAACCGACTATACCTCACCCGATGCCGCAGAATTTAAAACAGCAGGAGGATTTAACGGGATGGATACTCTGACATATCACACTTTCCTGGCCAACTGGAGGCGCCGACAAGGAGGTGATACCGCATTGTATAAACCTATTAAATTAGTACCCCTTGCTACGGAAAATATTCCTACGCAAGACGGTGGCTATGGGAGCCAAGGAGAACTAATGGCCCCCCTCTTAAATATTTCCGGCCCGTCACCGCAGAATCCACGCAATGTCGCGGCATCGATGGAAGATGCCGGCGGTATTGACCGCGAAACCAACTATATGATCTATTATGCGGGACGCACCCGTCCTACCGAACTCATGACAGGCAATATAATAAAAGATGCGCGAAATGGAATCATGCACTTTAATCATGGCCAAGACGTAGGGATTGTGAAAAAGGTCGAACTCAACAAGACTACTTCCCCGGGCCTTGCAGAAGTGCGCTTTGAGCAAGATGGGTGGGATGGGCAAGATGGCCTAGAACAGTTAAGAGTGATGTATGATGCTACAATTTCTACATTTTGCTTGCCGAATGTTTTTCCCGGGCAATATTTATATGTGGATCCCCGTAGCTTTTCTCCCAGCGAAGGCTCGAATTATGGAAAAAAATATGATTTGACAAGGTTGGGTATTGGGGGATATTTTATGGCTTATAAAATTGAGCACCGCCTAGGCGTAGGAGAAGCGGAGACTACCATTCATGCTAAGTGGGTAGCTGAGGTTACAAAAGACGATGGGAAGAGCGGCACTGAATTTGGAGAAGGAAGCGACGATTCAGTACCAGGATCGGATGACATAGATTCTCGCGATCCAGCCACCATTGGAAAATGTCAGGAAGCCCGCTTGGAGCGCCATGGCCGAGCGCTCCAGGGGGTACAAGAGATTAATGCCGCCGCCCAACGTGATAATGTAGGGGAAGGCGGCATGTGGGAGACCTGGAGTTCGTGGGTAACTTTTGTATAGGAAATTAAATAATGTCACTTTATTTTGCTGAAACCAATGATGAATCTACGATAGACCTTTTTCGAAAAAGGCTTATCTATCTGGGCTTTGTAAGGCGCGATAATCCCAAACATGTGGTAAATTTTCACATAGGTGAAAAGTTTATGTATGGACGCGTAAATGAGCTAAACATGCCTATGATAATTATTACGCCCTCGACATTTGGAGGCCTCAAATCATTTAATGCTGATCTTTGTCAGCAAAAGAATTTCTATGCCACCGCTTTTGTTGTCGACGCCTTTCACGATCTGATAAAACAATATCGCTATAGTGCTTATAACGGCAAAATTGCGCCCGGAGATGAATTTTTAAGCGAACTCCAAATTTATAAAGCTTTTGAAAACCCCAATGCGCTGTACAACCAACAAATCATAGGATACGGCAAAGCGCTTAAAAAATTATTTCAACAATCTCGGACGAATGTGGCCAATTTTCAAGAGTTTGTTGATCACTTGATCCTCACTCTAGAGCGCAGCGCTTATCGTACTCCCTTTACTCAAGCAGCATTTATTAAAAGTCGATATTGTCCTATGACGTGTTCAGGCTTTGCCATAGAGATTGCCGACTTGGATCCTGTAAACGATGCTGAAAAAATGCAAAAGTTTATTGAAAGTCCCAATTGGGAATATTTTGTAAACATTTGTAATCAATTCGGCTTTATGATTGATCAGTTTGTTCCATGGAGAATAGTAGCCGACATTGATTCAGAAGGAATGAACAAATATGCTTCAGCCTATGGTGCCACCAGTACCGGCAAAATTCTTAATATGATGTATGCCCCGGCTTATAAACAAAATTATCAAAATTTTAAACAAATTCTCCTTAACCTTTATAACGAAGTTAAAAGAGAGTTTGTACAGAGCGAAACTTGTACACGCTGGCAAGCGCGCGGAGAGACCACGCAGACCGGCGCTATCGTTACCCCTGTGTCTTATACCTTAGAGGAGCTTGCGGCTGCTTACTCCGATCAATATTTCCTTAAGCTCTATTGTAAAATTAGATTTTTAGAAGAAGAGAGTCAATTTAAAGATTTCGAAAAAAGCATTCTTATTGATGAGTGTCAAGATATCGCACGCTCTCAAGGAACAATGGCGGCTGCGGATTATTTTGAAAGAATTATCAATAAACCATTTGACTATATCGGTTCTATGAGTTATATTAAGAAACAGGTACTTGCGCAAATGGCGGAAGAACAAGAAGAACAAGGAATCCCGGTCAGCAGTACAAATGATTTTTCAGGCTATTGACGATAAATCAGAATGCATTGGAGTCTATTGCGACGGTAAGTTGTATTATGATGACTTTCCAGCGCTGTTGTCTCAAACGTGGAAATATACAGGATCATTAAAAGATTCTGAATGTGAATATGCATGGCTGTTGTGTGAAGGGTTATCTCTTGCCGACGCATGCCCGCCAGATTTGACAGAACCATTACGTAAAGCGCAAAGGCGCTTGAAAGCGTACTTAAAATCCTTTCAATTAGCGAAAATTAACATGCGTGAGCATTGATGTTTTTGAAACGCGTTCGAGGCCCGAGAGTTATGAACATCTAGAGGATATCCATAAGCTGCTATATAAAATTCAGTATCAGAACCTTAATCTCAATAATGAAGATTGCAAAGAACTCCACTACCTCTCCAGCAACCGCCGGCGCGCCACTGCGATTCTGCAAGGGCCACAACATATTGATTATAACCTTTTTGGAACGGTCACAGGACGCCTCACAACCCATTCAAAATCGTTTCCCGTACTGACACTCCAAAAGGCTTTTCGAAAGCTTCTGAAGCCCCGTAACGAGTGGCTATTGTCATTAGATTATAACGGTGCGGAAGTACGAACCTTCATTGCGCTAGCTGGAGAGGAACAACCCCAAGAAGATGTACACGAATGGCACATCAAGAATCTGATTGCAGGGGAAATCAATCGTGAAGATGCTAAAATTAAATTCTTTGCATGGCTCTATAATCCAGATGCTAACGATAATGAATTTAGTATTTATCATCGGGAAAAAGTACTTGACAAATGGTATGATGAGGGTTATATTAATACTATGTTTAAGCGCCGGATTCAAGTGCATGACAGAAAGGCACTGAACTATCTAATTCAAAGTACGACCGCCGATTTAGTAATGGAAAGAGCAGTTGCATTGGATAGGTTTTTAGAAGACAAAAAATCTTTTATTTCTCATATCGTGCATGACGAAGTGGTTATTGATCTCGCCGACGAGGAACGTGATTTGGTGCCGGAGATAAAAGAGATTTTCGCACACAATAAATTAGATACCTTCTTGGTGAATCTCTCATGCGGTAAAAATTATGGCGACCTTAAGGAACTACAGTTATGATTTCAGTTATTGGCATCGGCAATGCAGCTTCCGCCATCGCAGCAAAATTTAGCGAGATAAAAAATTATGAAGTATACCAACTTAATGATAAGATAGAGGAAAACACCACGCATCAGTTTAAGCTGACGACCTTTTCCCGACCAGAAGAATATGAAGTGAACGTCCCTGACGTAAGTAAATTTTTTGGGGATGTGCACGGCCGCGCGCAAGTCTTTGTAATGGGCTCATCAATGAGTTCTAACTACACATTAGGTCTCTTAGGCCAGATTAAAGCAGGAGAAATAGATCTCGTCTATATTAAACCTGATATAGAATTGTTAACAGGGACGCCCCAACTTGTAGAAAATATAACATTTGGAGTGCTGCAGGAATATGCGCGCTCGGGTCTCTTTCGAAGTATTACTCTTATTTCTAATTTGAGTCTCGAAAAAGTATTGGGTGAAGTGCCGATTAAGACTCACTATGAAGTCTTGAACGAATTTATCTTTTCGACTTTCCACTATCTGAATTATTTTGAATTTACCGATCCAGAGATCGGGACTGTCTCCAAAGCTTCCGAGGTTAATCGCATTCGTACCATTGGAATGCTCGACGTAAAAAATCTTGAAGAAAAATGGCTTTTTGACCTTGACAACGCCCGCGAAATCGGTTATTATATATGTATAAACGAAGAGAAATTAGCGACCGAAGGAGGGTTGCACAAAAAGTTGGTCGATATGCTCAAAAAGAAGCCGAAAAATGCTTACAAGAAAATCTCATATGCAATTTATGAGACTGAACATGATGACTTTGGGTTCTGCGTTGCCCACACAAACGTAGTACAAACACAAAAAACACTTGACTCTTCAAGTTGAGTGTGGTATACTTTATTCACAAAAGGAGAAATTGAATAATGTCAATTGATATGGAGCTTATGCGCCGCAAGCTCGCAACTTTGCGCGGTGACAACAAGGGTGATTCTAACTCTGTTTGGTTCAA